GTCTGAATCACCCCCTTTGGGGGCGGCCAGGAAGGACCCGCCAATCGGCACCTGTTTGGTGCTCGACCCGTTCACCTGCGGGTGAACGGCGCAGACCGCAGCGCCCTGCGTTCCTGCTTCGGGGGCGGGGGTCTGACTGTTCCGAGCAGCGCGCCAAGCGGCAGCTACATCGAAGCGCAGGCGGTCGGCTGCTGCCTTGCCGCGCTTGCGTTCGAGTCGCTCGTCAAGATACGCGGCGCGCTCTGCCCTGGTTGGTAGTGCTGCGACATGCCGTACCTCGCACTCGTGGCGATGCTGCTCGCTGTAAGTGAAGCCGCGCGGGTCAGTGGCTACGGCTTGCATCACGCAGCCCTCCCCCGGCCTGGTCGTTCGAGCGACTCGATATGCTGGGCCAGTCGCGCCAGGTGCTTTGTGCTTTCGATGAACTCGCGCTGCAGCTTGGCTCGTTCGTCTTCAGGTTCGACCGGCTGAGGCTCAGCGTACCCCAGCTGCTGCGTGATGTAGCCCATACCGATGTGGCAGCCTCGCTCACGCGCCAGGCGCAGCACAAGCACCAACTGCTCGGGGCTCAGCTTCTCCCGCTTCGCATCGTTCAGGCAGTCGGCCAGATGGCGCCCCGCGGCTACCGGGTCCATCTCAGGCCACAGCTTGGCGCCCACCAGCTTGTTTCCGCCGCAAGCGGTAACGCAGTCGCGCAGCGCGTCGGCCAGCGTGTCATGGAAGAGGGCCAGGGGGGTCATGTTTTGGCCTGTCCGACACACAGCGACAGCGTCGGACAGCGTCGGACAGCGGTTTGAAGGCACAGTAGATTCATGCAGCGCACAGACCGCCCCCATTCAGGAGTTGAAGAAAAGGCCCCCAGCCAGAACGGCCAGGGGAAAACGCTTGCGCGGCGCCAGGAGATGAGGAACGCCGCACCGGTTAGGCCGGCCCCGAGGCAAGCGGATGGCAACTGCGTGCGCCATCGCACTGAGGACGCTGCCGTACAGACTGCCGGCTTTTGCGCCGACCACACTGCGGCGGGGCGAGGCATGGGCGGGCACCCCACCGTGGCAGGATTGAGGTTCCTCAACCACGCCTGCCACGGTAGGGACACCCATGGCAACCGACGAGACACCACTGCACGAACATCCGCAGTACCTGCACGGGCAGCTGCTGGCGCTTCGAGCGCTAGTCACGGCTTTGGCCGACATCACCACAGACCGAGATACGTTCCAAGAGGCAGCGCTGCGGCACCTAGAACTGCTCCGAACAGCACTGCTACCGGAAGCTGTGCACGACGCCAAAATCCTTGCCATCGACGAGATGGAGACCTACGTGCAGAAGCTGTAGTCAGAAATCCCACGCGGCTCGCTTCGCGCCAGGCTGCCTTCGAACGCTGCGGGTCTATCCAGCGGCGGTCACCCTGCATAGCTAGTTCCGGTGGCGCGCTGCACCTCGCCCGCTTCATCAAGACGCAACAGCTTGATCGCAGCCTCCGCGCCAGCGGGTGCTCTTCCGTTTTCCCACCGTGACAGCTTCGACTGCGACATGCCGACCTGGCGCGCCACGTCACATTGGCGTAGGCCTCGATCTCGCAGCCGCTTCAGGATCAATGCAATTTCGCTCATGGATGGCGAGCATATGCGTTCTTGCATTGCAGATCAAGCAGAAACGCATGATGTGTTTTTGCATCGTTGCGCCATGAGCCCAAAAGAGATCATCAAGCAACTGATTGAAGCGCGCGGGGAAACAACGACCAGCGTCGTCAGCAAGACCAAGCCGAAGATGGTGCAATCAACGCTTCATCGCTACCTCGAATCCAGCACGAAGGAGCCGCGTCGCAGCACGATGCAGCCCCTTGCCGACTTCCTAGGGGTACCCGTGGAAGCATTTTTTGACGCGTCAATCGCGGCTAAATTTGCCCCGGCTGGATCAGTTGTAGCTCAAACCCCATCAGAAACTCAATCTGCGCCTGGCGTCTACCAGATCCATCCACTGTCTGTCGATACCCTGCTCGAGCAGCTAGGGATCTGCCTCGCAGCATTGCCAGCGGGCATGCGGCGGGCTGTCGCTGACAACCTTTCAGGTTTCGCGTTGGATGGCGGCGCTGACCACTGGCGACATGCGCTACTAGCGCTGCTTATTCAGCCCAAACCCCGAGCGGGGAAGCGCAGCTAAGCCCGATCGTAAGCATCACGCGAAGCATGCTTCGGCACATCAACAAAGCAGGGTACGGCCCCACACCGCGGAGTTTCGCAACCTGCGAGGTCCTTGCCATTGACTCGAGCTGGGGGCTCTTCAGCTCGGGGCCTATCGAGGAGGAATTTTGAATCCTCGACAGTCTTTCTGCACACGATCGTCGTAAGCCACTTTGTCGACATAGCTGCGAATCGGAGCATCTCGGGTTGACGTGATCGCCCGGATACACCGTTGCTTTGCTGCCTCCTCATCTGGGTCTACGCTGGATGCAGCCGGTAGCTGTGCGCCGATCTGCATCGGTTCGCCGAACACAAAAATAGCCGCAAAACCGGCGATCGGAAGCCCTACCAACCACGCCAACCACTTCATAGCCCCTCCCTTCCATCTCGTGGAATGCTAGGTTACCGCGAAGAAAATGCAAAATAGCATTGACTCTCTCAATGCGTTTCTGCATGATTCGCCCCGTCACAACGACGGAGCGCAAGATGCCCGCTGCCAAGCCCCCCCGCGTAGCCGAGCCCCAGCAGACGCCTGCATCCCGCCGGCGGACTCCATCCCCCTCTCGCCGCGCATCCCTCGCCGCCATCACTGGCTGGCAAGAAGAACGCCGCCGCGCGCTCATGCTGCTGGATAGGCAGTACCACCTGGCCAGGGACCGGGGCGACTTTGGCAGCGCGGACGCCTACCTTTTTGCCGCCATCGACATCCGCCATGTGCTGCGCGAACGGGCCGCGTTTGTGATCGCTGAAAGCTGCGAGATGCGCTGGGCGCATCAGGCAGTATGAGCGCCCGCAGCCAGTCCAGACGCCTGGACCTGCAGCGGGCGATCTACATCCTAGTTCTCATTCACGCGGTCCTAGCCGTGCTGGGCCTGCAGGGCTGCGGCGGTGGCGATTGCCCCGCTGATGACCTGCGTTGCCAGCAACCCGCCACTACCCAGCCGCCGGTGTGCACCGCCAACCCAGAGGTGTGTCGATGAGCACCTCCATGAAGACCCCGCTGACCCTGGTGTCTGCCGATGTGCAGCCCCAGCACCCCGAGACGATGGCCACGCACCGCGTGCGCGAGGCCTGCCGCGCCGCCTGGCAGGACGGCTACTACCACGCCGAGCAGACCCACCACATGGAGGGCTGGCGAGCCGGTTTTCTGTGCGGCTGCCTGTTCGCCGCGTTGGGCTGTGGCATCTGCTGCGCTGCCCTCTTTGCCGCGTGGGCACCAGCATGAAGCGCAACGAAGCACCGTTGACCCACGACCAGCTGCAGACGGCCTACCGCGAGCTGTACCGCCCGGGCTGGCCCGCCACGCTGGAAGCCGTGCTGCTCGATCCGCTGCGCGGCAACCTGGTGCGCGGCATGGCCCGTAGCCGCAGCCGTGCCGCCTTTCGGCTGCCGCCCGTGCACCACACGCTGCCCACCGCACCAGTACCGGCCACGCCGACTGAGCCACCCCGCAAGCAAGGGCAGTGGTTGCCCTCCGGCGGCCGTTGGCGCAACAGCCAACCCACGTTCGATGCCCGCAAGGCGGCAGCCAATGACCTGGAGGACTGATCCCTTGAAACTCTCTCCACCCACCCACCCGGAGCTGGCCTTGCTCATTCGGGGCAGCGTGCAGGCCCGTCAGCGGGTCTCCGAGACCATCGAAAGCGGCGTTCCCGTGGTGCTCAGCGATGGCGCCACCTGGTACGACGTGCGCAACCTGCTGGATCCGCGCGAGCACGCACCGCAGGTCATCGACATGGTGACCGAAACCCTGGCCTACGCGCAGGCCTCATCGGTTGCGTTCTCGCACCCAGACGTGCCGTACCTCTTCCGCATGATGGCCTGGCCTGCTGGGGGTGCGACGTGAACCGGCCCCGGCAATACATCACCGAGCCCGGGGCGCTGGAAGATCTGCCGATCCCGGCGCTGCTCAAGCGCTCGGTCGAGGCACCGTCCGTGGTGCACGCCCCGCTGATACCCAGCGGCATCGAGGCCGCGGTCTGCACCGACATCGCCCGGCGGCAGGCCATGGGCATCCAGAAGTACGGCATGACCGTGGCCGCCAACCCGCTGCCGCACCGGGCCTGGCTGCAGCACGCCTACGAAGAGGCCCTGGACTTCGCTATCTACCTCAAGCGCGCCATCAGCCAGGTCGAGGCCGACACGGCGGCACGCAAAACCCAACCGGACATGAAGCTATGAGCAAGCCCGTACAACTTTCCGCTGGCGCCGCCGCTTACGTGCCCGTCGAAGGCAGCCTTTGTGATCGCATACTGAAGCTCTGCGCCCGTATGCCTGATGAGGAATGGACCAGCGCCGACCTGGCGAAGAAATTCGAGGTCACGGGTAGTTCGGTCACGGCGTTGCTCGCCACCGCGCGCTCCCATGGGCTGCTGCGATTCGAGGCAAGCGATGAAGCCCCCGCGGTCAAGTGCTGGAGCGTGGGCCCGGCCTTCGCTGCTTGGCAGTTGGAGCGAGAGGCACGCGATGCAGCTGGGCCACGCAAGCCGTCCAGCGTGACAGCCGCCTTGAACTCACTCGCCCGCGCGTCCAGCCATGTTGCGACTGCGAGCAAGCCCAGTGCGCCGCGCATGAGCTTGGATGATGTCGTGATCCGGGTCGATGTCCCCATTCCTGCATCGCGGTCGGCCATTGCCAGTCGCTACCGGGCGATCTGGGACCGCATGGCGATTGGCAACAGCATCGAATTGCCAGACAGCCAGGCCGCGGGGTTTTCAACCGCCATTCACAAGGCCGGCGGCAAGTTCACGATTCGGCGACTGACACCCACCACCAAGGGCATCTGGCGCACCGCCTGACGCCCCTGGCCTTTCATTCCCCGGTCGTGCTGGCGATGGGCGCCGGCATGCCATTTCTTCCCTGCAAAGGATCTCGCTCATGCAAACCACTGTTCACCCGATGCCCACCGTGGCCATCGGCTCCCCTCTCGAAGGCGGCTTCTATGGCGGCATCGTCCGCATCCGCGACGTGCTGCACGCCGTGATCTGGTCGCCCAAGGACGGCGGCGAAACCAAAGGCGTCTGGCTCGGTCAGCGCAAGCTGGTGCAGGGCAGCGAAAGCTGCTTCGACAGCATCAGCAACACGCTGGCCATGGCCGACGCCGGCAGCAAGCTGGCCAAGTGGGCCATCGACCTGCGCCTCGGTGGCCACGACGACTGGTGCCTGCCGGCGCGCGACGTGCTCGAGCTGGCATACCGGCACCTGAAGCCGAACACGTATGAGACCGCATGCACGTTCCGCGACGGCGACAACGCCAGCAGCGTGCCCGCGGGTTACCCGTACTCCGAGGCCTCGCCCATCGTGCAGACGTCTGTTGCCGCCTTCATGTTCGGCGGCCCCGAGGCGTTTGACACCGACTGGTACTGGAGCAGCACGCAGTACTCCGAGTCCGACGCCTGGGACCAGGACCTCAGCAACGGCTTCCAGTACGGCAACGGCAAGAAGTACGAGGCTCACGCCCGAGCCGTCCGCTTGATTCAGCTCGCCCCTTGAATCCTTCAATCCTTTCAACCCCGGAGAAGACCATGGATCTCGAACTCGCACAACCCGCAACGGCAGTGCCCGTTGCGCCCATCGCCGCGGCTGTTGCCGCAGCACTCATCCCGGCCATCGGGCAACCATGGCCCGGCTGTGCAGGCGTCTACGCTGGTGTCTCACGCGGAGAGGACGGGGCCCCAGACGCCCACCTGGTGCTGCTCGATGTCCTGCCCGGCGCATCGTTGGACTGGTCCGCAGCGATGGCGTGGTCCGAAGGCCTAGGCGATGGCGCCCGGCTGCCTACTCGGTTCGAGGCCGCGCTGCTCTACGCGCATTTGCGCGACGAGTTTCGGAAGGACGACTGGTACTGGACGAGTACGCAGTACTCCGAGTCCGGCGCCTGGTACCAGGACCTCTACTACGGCTACCAGTACTACGACGTCAAGAAGTACGAGGCTCACGCCCGAGCCGTCCGCAGATTTCCGGCTTGATCCTTTGATCCTTTCTTGAGCCGTGGCCCTCCATACCGAACTTCCGATCTACCGCACCGGCATGCTGCTGCTTGCCCTGGCCTTCAGGGCCCAGGAGCAGATGCCACGGGGCGTGAAGCGCAGTCTGGGCGACAAGATCAGCAGCCATTGCGTCGAGATGCTCGACCTGATGGCCCTGGCCAATGCGACCCAGCACGCCGAGCGTGCGCACCACATCCGCAGGCTCATGACCGAGCTGCGCGCGATGACGGTGCTGCTGCGGGTCAGCCACGACAGCCGCTACATCAGTCCCAAGCTGTGGGCCGAGTCAGTGCGGTTGCTGGCCAGCATCGGCAAGCAAGGTGGGGGCTGGCTCAAGAGCGCAGCGAACAAGGCGCCTGCAGCATGACGGTCAAGGCCCTCATGCCCGCGCGCAATCTGAATCTGGTCGTGCCGCTGGCCCACGAAGCCACCGCCATGCGCACCACGGTGACCGCAGCGCACGCGCTGGCCAGGCCCGGCGCAGTTGCCCTACTGATCGGTCAAGGCGCCGCGCCCAGCCTTCGGTCGGTCGACGTAGATAGCACGCACTTACGCAGTACTCCGAGTCCAACGCCTGGAACCAGAACCTCAACAACGGCAACCAGAACAACAACGACAAGAAGTACGAGGCTCACGCCCGAGCCGTCCGCAGATCCAGACTTGTTCGAGCGGCTGGTGGTGGCCTACCTCGACTGCCGCCGCAGCAAGCGCAACAGCGCCAGTGCGCTGGCGTTCGAGGCCCACCTCGAACGCAACCTGATCGACCTGCACGACGAGCTGGCCAGCGGCGCCTACACTCCCGGCCGCTCGATCTGCTTCGTGGTCACGCAGCCCAAAGCCCGCGAAGTATGGGCCGCCGAGTTCCGCGATCGCATCGTGCACCACCTTCTGTACAACCGCATCGCGCCACGCTTCTACGCGCGCTTCACGGCCGACACTTGTGCCTGCATCCCCGGCCGTGGCACCCTTTACGCGGCCATGCGCCTGGAGCACCAGATCCGCAGCAGCACGGCGAACTGGAGCCGGCCGGCGCACTACCTCAAGTGCGACCTGGCCAACTTCTTCGTCAGCATCGACAAGCACGTCCTGCAAGCCCAGCTCGCGCGCCTGGTGACCGAGCCGTGGTGGATGCGCCTGGCCACCACCATCCTCATGCACGACCCGCGCGCCGACGTCGAGCTGCGCGGCAAGCCGGCTCTGCTGCGCTTGGTGCCACCGCACAAGAGCCTGTTCAACGCGCCGGCTGATCAAGGCCTGCCCATCGGTAACCTGAGCAGCCAGTTCTTTGCGAACGTCCTGCTCAATGACCTGGACCAGCGCGTCAAGCACCGGCTTCGGGCGCCGCACTACGTGCGCTACGTCGACGATTTCATTCTGCTGCACGCGAGCACGCAGTGGCTCAGCGCCGCATTGCGCGACATCGAGGCCTGGCTGCCCAGCCAGCTCGGCGTTCGCCTGAACCCACGCAAGACGATCCTGCAGCCGGTCGACCGCGGCGTCGACTTCGTGGGTCACGTCATCAAGCCCTGGAGCCGCACCACCCGCAAGGGCTCAGTGGCCAAAGCAGGTGCACGCATACAGCACCTGCCGGCTGCCGACGTGCCCCAGGTCGCCAACAGTTACTTCGGTCTGCTTCGTCAGGCCAGTCACAGCCACACCGACCGCGCCCGGTTTGCCAACACGGTGCGAGACCGCGGCCACGCGGTATCCAGCAACTTCACGAAAGCATTCAAATGACCGACAGAACCACGCAAGAAGTCGCACTGGACGATCTGCACGAATCGCCCTTCAACTCGCGGCTGAGGTATGCAGGCCTTCAAGAGCTGGCCGACAACATCAAGTCCGAGGGCCGCATCCATTCGGCGCTGTTGGCCAGACCCAATCCCAAGGGCCCGGGCTACGAACTGGTGTTCGGCCACCGCCGGCGCCGCGCCGCGCGCCTGGCGGGCTTGCTGACCGCGCCCGTCGACGTGCGTGAGATGAGCGATGAGGAAGTCCGCAGCGCCCAGGCCGCGGAGAACCTCCAGCGGGACAACATCACCGCGCTCGAAGAAGCGCAGAGCTACGCCGACATGATGGCGCTCGACCACCTGTCCGCCGATCAGGTGTGCCAGCGCGTGGGTCGCAGTCGCAGCCACGTCTATGGGCGCTTGAAGCTGCTGCAAACCACGCCCACGGTGCGTACCGCCCTGCAGGCCGGCGAAGTCGGCAGCGAAGTCGCCTTGCTGCTGGCCCGGTTGCGCACCGAGAAGCTGCAGGCCAAAGCGCTGGCGGCTATCAAGGGCAAGGCCCTGTCATTGGGCGACGGCGGCAAGGCGAGCTTTCGGCGGATCCGGGATCTGCTGGTCGAAGAGTTCACGCTGCAGTTCAAGGGCGCCATCTTCGACCGCGAAGACGAGACACTGGTGCCCGAGGCTGGCACCTGCAGCGCGTGCCCCAAGCGCACGGGCAACGCTCCTGAGTTTGAGGATGTGGCCACCGAAGAGTACGCCCGCGCGCAGTATGGTCCCCGAGGCGGTCCAGACGCCTGCACAGACCCGGACTGCTGGGCCGGCAAGAAGGCGGCTCACCTGGCGCGCGCGGCCAAGGCGCTGCAGGATGACGGCAAGGTGGTGGTGACGGGCAATGCCGCCCGCTCGGCTGTCAGCGCTCGAGGTGAGATCAAGGGCGCGTACATCGCGCTCAAGGATGTCGCGGCCACGCTCAAGGGCAAGAAGGGGCTGGTTTCGTTGCCCACGGTCAACATCCAGGACCCACGCACCGGACGGATTCACAAGGCAGTCAAGCGGGCCGATGTGGTCAGCGCGGGCGGGCAGCTCGAACTGCCCGTGACCCGGTCCAGTGGCTACGATGCGGGCGCCTACGCCGAGGAACGGCGCAAGAAGGCAGATGCTCGAACGGTTGAGCAAGCGCGGCGAAGCGGCTTGATGGCCGAGGCGCGCGGGCGCATGCGCACAGCGGAACAAGGTAGCCTTGTCGAGCTGCGACTGATCGCATGGCTGCTGCTGGACAAGCTGGATCACCAGGTGGAAGGCCGCGTTCTGGAATTGCACGGCCTGCAGCGTGGAGATTCCCTGGCCAGCCACCTTGATGCCCTGACTGGCACCCAGTTGCGCTATGTGTTGCTGGACTGCGTAATCGAAGAAGCGGCCGAGGTCGACGATTGGGACATCGACAACGGGCGCGATCTCGTCGACGTGCTGTGCAAAGCCTATGGCGTGGACCCGGAAGGCGCTTGTACCCCTGCACCTGCTGGCGCGGGCGCAGACCAGGTGGAGGCTGAGCCCTATCCTCGCTTGTCGGGCGTGCGGTACTGGTGCACGGACACGGGACAGACCTGGACTGGACGCGGACTGAAGCCGGCGTGGATCACTGCGGCGCTGGCCGCCGGCAAGACGTTGGCGGACTTCGAGGTCAAGCAGGTTGCGGAACAGTCGGCGCTGGAAGCATGACCCCCAAGCCCGCCCCAGGCGACCGCCGCCGCAAGGCCGATGGAACGCTTCAGATCCGTGTCCACCGGATGCTGAGGGACGCGCAGTGCCTGCCCATCGACCGGCTCACGACGAATGGCAGGCCGCGCTACGAATGGCTCGATCTGCGGGCCGTGGAGCCGTGGGATGAGCACCTGCTCACCACAGACGAAATCCGAGCGCTGCGGTACATGCGGTCGCGCGAAGTCAGCGAGGAGCAGGGCGTTTGGCGCCGAAGCGTGGGGAATGAAGCATGAGTAAGCAGCAATGGGGACATGGCTGGCATACGGGCCGTGAAGTTGGCGAGGCGCACGGCGAACTGCTGGGCCACGGTGCAGCAGAAATAGAATTTGGACGGGCCGCTGATCGACTGACATTGCTCGCGAGAGGCTTGCAACACGAGGCGAACGTGGGCACAAAGAGCGCGGTGTGGTGGGAACTGTATGCGAGCGTTCTGGCAAAGCAACTGCATGAAGTGGCAGAGCAGTTACCCGGAGTGCTAGGCCATTTTCCCGAACGAGCGCCGCCGGATGAGCCGCCACACGTACCCTAGACCACCCCAGGGTGTCACATATCCGCCACGCACACCGCATGCGCACCCTCACCCTCGACGAAGCCGCCGAGCTGCTGAAGACTACGGCAGAGACGGTAAGCGACTGCATCCACAATCGCGGCTTGCAGGCGGCGCGGATCGGTCGGGCCTACGTCCTGGTCGAGGAAGACGTGATCGCCTGGCTGCGCACCCAGTACGGCAAAGCCCAGGAGGCACCATGCGTCTCTATCAGCGCGACCCGGGAGGCCCTTGGTGGGTCGATCTCGGCAAGGTCGCCGGCAAGCGCGCTCGACGCAGCACTGGCACCACGGACCACGCCGAGGCGAAGGAATACGCCGCCACGCTTGCGGGCGATCTCTGGCGCGTCCGCCGGCTCGGAGAAGTCCCCCGCGTAAGCTGGGACGACGCGGTCCTGGCCTGGCTGGCGGACCACCAGCACAGGAAGAG